CATGAGGCGATCGCCCTCAACCAGCGCAGGGCTGTTAAGGGTGTCACACCATTCGATGCGGGCGGCGTCCTTGGCGTGCAGAAACATGTTCATCCGCGCCAGCGCCCATGTCGCGCCGTTCACTTCCTGGCCGTAAAGCGCGAAGTTCTCGGATCCGACCTCCTCGGCCGCACGGATCAGCAGCGAGCCGGACCCGCAAGCCGGGTCGCAGATAGTGTCGCCCGGCTTGGGCGCTGCCAGCTTCGCCAGCAGGCGCGACACGGCAGACGGGGTATAGAACTCCCCAGCCTTCTTTCCGGCGTCCGATGCAAAGCGCGAGATCAGATAAATGTAGCACTCGCCGATGATATCCTCGGTCACGCGCGACGGGCGCAGATCGAGTGCGGGCTTGGCAAAATCCTCCAGCACGTTTTTGAGTCGCCGGTTGCGGTCCTTGACGCGCCCGAGATTGGCCTCGGAATTGAAGTCGATGTTGCGGAAGACGCCTTCCAGCTTGGCGCGGTTGGCATCCTCGATGCGCTCAAGCGCAATGTTGATCCGCTCGCCAATATTGGGCTCGTTCCGCGCTTCATAAAGATCGTAGAAGCTGGCACCTTCGGGGAGGACGAAACGCTCGCGCTCCAGCCGACGACGGATACGGGCTTCGTCGCCACCATATTGCTTTCGGTAAGTCTCGACGTGGTCGTTCCAGTGGTCTGAAATGTATTTCAGGAACAGCATCACCAGGATGTAGTCCTTGTATTGGCCGGCATCAACGACGCCCCGGAAGGTGTCGCAAGCCGCCCATGCCGTCTGGTTGACCTGTTGTTGTGTGAGTTGGTCGGTCACTTCATTTTCCTTTCAACGTGATGGGCGCGATGCGTGGCTGCGGCGACTAGGGCCGCGTGCACAAGTTGATGCCGCTTGTCGGCGATTTCGGAAGCGAGCTCGCGCTCGCGGCCAGCCAGTTCTGCCGTCTCCACGATGAGCCGCTGAGCATGCAGGTCGGGAACATCAATGTTGAGATCGTCGAATGCTGATCTCGGGATCATGCGCATGCTTGTCCCTCGCGCAGATGCCTCCAGATGGCGCTGGGCAGGTGCCTGATTAATGGCCCAAGCAAGATATTCAGGCAGAAGTGAGCCGTGCTGGGGCCGAAGCACAATCAAGGGAAGAAGTGCGAGCGCAGCCTCGGGAAATTCCCGCGGAATTGCCGCAGCCGTCGTCTTCTCACCGCGAGAGCGAAAGAGAACATCGCCAGCTCGCACAAAATAGCGGTCCGGCGGGACATCTATTTGCAGGCGCGTGAGATGCCCAACCTGGACGCGCCCTTCCGGTGCAACATCGCCCAGCTGAATCGCCAGCACGCCACCGCTCTGCGCCACTTCAAGGCGACCTCTCACGGTGTAGCCGCTGCGGATTTCGCAGATGTCGGGTAGCAACACGACCGATTCCTCTGTATTGGGTTATACAGAGATAAGACCCATCAACTATCTGCGTCAATTATTTTTTTCTGCTGTAGGTAATACTACAGAGTCTTTAAGTTTAGGAATCATGCGTGAGGCTTGGTTGGTCAATCTCGCAGGTCGCTTTGCTGATCCCAAGCCAGCGGAAAGGGGCGCAGCACGTCCTTCAGTGTAAGAGACTGGTTTCCTTTCAGAATCGTCTCGACGATGTCTGGCGCAAGCAGAGTGAGCCGCAGCACTCGACTGAGGTAAGAGTAATTGATCTTCTCCGCATCCGCCAGCTCGGTGATCGTGGTGTGGTCACCATTTTCCAGCATTTTCTGCCACCGGAAGGCGCGGGCGAGCGCCTTGACCAGCGTGTTGTCGGTCTTGCGCCGCGGCGAAACATCCGGCGGCATGACCATTTCCTTCCGCCCACCCCGCTTCACCAAGCGGAACGGGACATGCACGGTGATGGTTTCCGGGATCAGTCGCGCGCGAGTCATGCGGCTTCTCCCACATCGGCGCTCATGTCGCGCACCAGCCCCGCCAGCCCGTCCATGCGCAGCCGCACGTTCAGACAGTCAGTTCCGATGTCGACCCGTTCAACCAGCAGCGCCACGATGCGCGCCTGCTCGGCAGGGAACAACTCGTCCCACAGCGGATCGAGCCGCGTGAGTGCGTCCCGCGCCTCGGCATCGGTGATGTCGCAATCCTGCGCGCGTGCCGCTTTCCACGTGCCCGCCACAATCTCGGGTTGCCGGAACACGGCACGCAGTTGATCGATGACGGCGGCCTCGATCTCGCCTGCGGGAACCCGGCCGACCGGGCACGACCCGGCCCCATGGTTCAGCACTGTCTGGCTGACATAGTAGCGGTACAGCCGTCCACCCTTCCGGGTGTGGGTGGGCGAGAAGGCCGCGCCGTCGGGTCCATATAGCAATCCCCGCAGCAGCGCGGGGGTGTCGGCGCGGGTGCGGGCCGCGCGCTTGCGCGGGCTTTCGGTCAGGATGGCGTGGACCTTGTCCCATGTCTCGCGGTCGATGATCGCCTTGTGCTCGCCGGGGTAGCTGGTTCCCTTGTGCACCGCTTCGCCGATGTAGACCCGGTTGTTCAGCATGCGGTAGATGAACTTCTTGTCGATGCGGTGGCCCCGGCTGGTGGTGACGCCGCGCTCAGCCAGTTCCCGCGCCAGTTCGGTGCCCGAGCCGATCTCGATGAAGCGGGCAAAGACCCAGCGGACATGGGCGGCACCGCCGGGGTTTTCCACCAGTTTCCGGTCCTTCGCTGCGTAGCCGAGCGGCGGACAGCCGCCCATCCACATCCCCTTCATCCGGCTGGCCCGGACCTTGTCGCGAATGCGTTCGGCTGTAATCTCGCGTTCAAACTGGGCGAAGCTGAGCAGGATGTTCAGCGTCAGCCGCCCCATGGACGTTGTAGTATTGAACGACTGCGTGACCGACACGAAGGTCACGCCATTGCGGTCGAACACCTCGACCAGCTTGGAGAAATCCATCAACGCGCGCGACAGCCGGTCAATCTTGTAGACCACCACCACATCAACCAGCCCGTCCTCGATGTCGGCCAGCAACCTTTTCAGGCCGGGGCGTTCCAGCGTGCCGCCGGAGATGCCGCCGTCGTCATACTGATCGCGCACCAGCACCCAACCTTCGGACCGCTGGCTGGCGATGTAAGATTCGCAGGCCTCGCGCTGGGCGTGCAAGCTGTTGAATTCCTGTTCCAGCCCTTCCTCGGAGGATTTGCGGGTATAGATGGCGCAGCGCAGCTTGCGAACAACCTTCGATTTCTCAGGGGGCTTGTTCATGCTTTCCGGCCCTTCGCTTGTGCTGCGGTCGTTCGCGGCTGCGAACGATCCACCGGATCGTCCGCAGGCCTGCGGCCACTACCACTCACCCTCCGGTGGTTCCTGAGCCCGAAGAACACCCAGCCATTCCAGCGCGTGCCGGTGATGGCGCGGGCGATGGCCGACAGCGACTGATAGGGCCGCCCCTGCCATTCGAAGCCACCTTGGGTCACGGTGACGATCTGCTCATTGCCCTGCCATTCGCGCAGCAACCGTGTGCCGGTGATCGGACGGTCGCGATCGGCGCGGATGCGGCGCGTGGTGATATTGCCGCCGTCAAGCTGCTCGCCCAAGGCTTCCAGCCGCTTGACCGTCTCGGGCTTCAGCCCGCCGTAGACCAATTCCTGGATGCGGTAGGCCAGTCGGCTTTCCAGGTAGCGGCGATTGAACGGTGGCGGTTCGGTTTCAAACAGGTCGCGCCATTGCTGCTTCAGGTCGGGCGTGGAAGTGGTCTTCAGCGCGGCCAGGCGCGCGGGAATGGGATCGGGCTTCGTCATGCATCTCTCCTGCGAGTTGGAGTTGCATGAAGGCATTGGCCTGGCGGATAGTGTAGGCAACTTTCTCCAGTCTCGTCAGATACTTCGTCCCGCTCTCGCATCCTCAGTCGCACCAGCCCAAGCGCCAGCAGGCCGCACAGTTCGGCGCGACGCCCGGCGGGTGTCATCTGGTCGGGGTGCAGGGCGTTGGGGCGTTTCATCACTTTGCTCAGGTCATTGTGCATGCCCAAGGGAAACAGCATTGCGAGGGCCCGCGCGACCTCGAAACGGGTCAGCCCAACCTGCAACC